AGAAATCTTGATGGACGAATAAGTTCTACATCTTCCCCATATAGTGCTCGGAAGAGTATTTCGTAAGATTGTTCAGTACCTTTTGACTTATAAAAACTATCAGAGTTGATTATAAAGTTTCTTTTATCCAATCCTGTATAGAAATTTCTATCAGTAAACCCTGGAGTTACCTGTCTTTTGAGTTTAGTGAGAAATTCTTTGAGAAAAAGTATGTTTAAATTCTTAACAGTCGCCCCGGTGGTGTGAGATTCTGCAATTGTTGAAGAAAATGTCAGTTCATCGGGTGAACCAGAAGTAATATATGTTGTAACTCCACTAAAACCTCTAGAACATTCTACAAATGTATTTGAAGTTTTGGATTGATATAATATAATTTCGTTATCAATTTGAATGATGCCATTGTTATCTGAAAATCCTTCAGTAGAACTTACAACAATAGTATTATCAACAGTATCTAATGAACCAATAAGTGTAGTAGAATCGACAACATCACATAATTGATCAACTTTTACGTACTGATCAATATTATTGAGGATATCAATAGGACCACTTTCAAATTCCTGAGAGATGTAATATTGTTTAATGAAATCGCCTAGTAGTGGAAAGTCTTCCCTAACATACCTAGGGAGTTGACTTTCAACGATTTCTTGAAATTTAACTCTATCTACTGTCATTTGTATTCTGACTTCTTATTAGTAAGATGATGATCTGGTTCTTCTACTTGTAGTAGTTGTTCTACCTGCTGATGTTGTGGTAATTACATTAGGAGGTTGAGTAGATGATGTAGATGTAGTATCTACATCAGTTTGAAATATGGACTGACCCCTAACTAAAACGTTAGAGCCGTAACTAGAAGAAACAATATAGTTGGTTCCTGATACATCATTTCCAGAAGAAATGTTGTCAGCAACAACGTTAACTACTGTATTATTTACATCCAATTGTAGATAGAGATCTTGAAGACCAATCACATCATTTGAGTATGGAGATGCAGAAACTTCGATCAAAGGAGTTCCTCTATTCACCAGTGTTGATATAATATTAATTGGGTTAAGTCTAATCTCACCCTTTTCATAATCAATTGTACCTACATTCTGTCTTACGATGTATGGTTCTGATGAAGACTTCAGTTTGAATAGAAATACGGTTCCCTTACTCAAATTACCAACCGGACTATCACCAAGGTATACAGTTCCACTAATACCGCTGACAGTAAAACCGGATGATTTAATATTGTACCCAACGAGATTGCCATTGAAGTTTGCACCATGTCCGTGGTTTCTTATATAGAACCTATTACCGAAGCACAATTCATACTCAGCAAAAGTATTCAGTTGAGCATTAATATCTCTTCTAATATCAATATTGGTAATGTTTGACATTACTGATTCATGACTCTGGTCAATTACCTTTTGGAATTGGGAGTATTTGAATCTTCCACCAAACTTATTGACATCCGATGATTCAGAATACTTAATAATATTAGTTGTAGTTAGATTTTGAACGAATGATGCAGTTGGTGCTAGATTTGAATCGTAGTATACTTTACAGTTTGGTTCGATATACAGATACTTTAGATCAACAATCTCAGATAAAATACCAGCAACAGAATACTTTCTCATCTGTTGTTGTAAGTTTTGTTTGATAGCACTCGATAAGAAGACACCATTATATGGTTTGATACTTACAAATACCTTACCATAAGAAGGTGGAGTCAAATCCTCACCACCAAAAGCTGAAACTGATTCTGCTTCAGGGTAAATCTGTGGAATCAATGCTTCATAATCAGCAGCAGTAACAGCTCTATTCTGTGATGCATAGATCTGAGGAGCATACTTCTTGACAGAATCAATAGATTCAATTGGTTTACCACCACCAGAAGATACTTCAGTAGTTACAATCGATACACCAGAACTAATCGTATCTCCAGAACTAGATTTTAGATTGCCTATAAATGCAAATTTATTAATATTATTACCTGATTCACCGTTAGTAATAATATAACTTGCTTCAACAAAGTTATTATTATCTAACTTGACACCAAATATACCATCACCAAATAATAGTTCGTATCTTTCCTGTCCAATCTCTTGAATGAAGTATGCTCTAGTCGATGCAGTAACATCAAACAAACTATTGAATAGTTCAAACTTTCGAGTTACTGTTGATTCCTGTGTATCTCTTACAACAACAGATAGCAAATCAGTATCAATACCAGAGTTAGGTAATACAAATTTCTGATTTACATTACCACTATCAACAGTAAATGTTTGTGTAACATATGTTCCTTCATATATCTCGATATTATAGAAGTCTGCAAATCCAGAAGAGTTAACTGGAACTGTAATATCGTTTGGAATTGAGAATATAAAATTCTTCGTACTATTCACACCAACTGACCTAGATGACATTACTGCACCGGCCTTAAGTGTGACTGCTACAGCTGTGGTGTTTGAAACGTTTACTGTAAAAGAAACTGTTGCAACAGGAGCTTTCTTGGATCTCGGTACATACCCTATATTACGTGCGAGAGACACCACATTCTCTCTTAAGGTGGCACTATCAATGAATACCTCATTAGATACCATATTGGCATTATATGAGGTTATATACGTATTGTAAGCTAACGTATCTAGAATAGTTGATAGATTAGATCCCTCAAAGTCATAGTCCGTGAAGTTTGAATTCGCACGGAGATAATCCTTGATGGAAGTCTTTATCTGATCAAAATCTAAGTTGCTAAAATTGACTAAGGGCATTTACCTAGTGGGCTGTAATGCAAATGATAATTGTTGTCGAGGAAGATCGATACCTACGATGTCATACTTAAGAGTTACTTCAAAGATATTATCATCGAAATTTGGATTAACAATAACAGCAGTTAAACGGACTCTAGGTTCAAAGTTATTAACTGTGTTCCTAATTTCTGATTCAATTGAACTAGCTGTAAGTCTATCTAAATTTTCAAATAATAGTTTAGTAACATTACAACCAACATTAGGTTGAAATGGTTTCTCACCAGGTATGGTAAAAATTAAGTTACGAATTGATCGTGCAATGGCATTCTCGTTTCTCAACGCAATTAAATCGAGATTTAACGGGTTGATCTTGAATGATGCACTTACATCTTTAAAACCTTGACTGACTCTTTGGACAGGCACGTAATGTTTCCACAACAATTATGAGTTATTTATTACACTAAACCCAATGTTTTAATCAATCAGTGTTTGCTTATTATCATCATTTTCCCAAAAGTCTTTCCAATCAGCTTCAGATGCTTCATAAAACCCATCCTCACGTACCTTCTTGGTATTCTTAGGTGTCTTCTGATCGTTATTAATCTCTCTTAGAAAATTCTTATCCATCTATAATAAACCCCAATCTCTTGTAATTACTTTGTTCTATGTAGTCTGACACATCATCTCCTTCCCATACTGGAGTAATTGAATCACCACCATAATTAAAATTAGGATTACCCCTTAAATGTATCTCAATTAACTTACCATCAATATATTCACAATTTAACCAATCATATCTCTGACTAACTTCCTTAAACACTTTGGGTAATGGTATTACTCTATCTACCTTATACCACTTCTTCCACTTGTACAGAGGATCCTGGGGGTCTCTCACACCCTTTACAGTTAGTTCTTGTTGTCCTTTATAATAATCAACTGATATATGTTCTCCTTCAAATACTTCACACCAAAACTCAGCTGGATGTAAATGTTCAGTATCACCTTCAAGATATTCAATACGAGCATGACGACTCATACCCATGAAATTAATACATGGTCGAACAATATAAAAATCGGGTTTAGGTACGGCGAGACCAGCTGGTCCACACTCGTATCCTAATACCCGACTCACTTGTAACTTATTATATACCCACAGATCATATGAATGAGTTGATACCCATTCATATTCTGTACTATACCTATCCTCGTCCTTGTCCACGATAACGTTTCCTTTTGTTATTACGACTACTTGCTGCGTACTTAGTATGAGCACCACAACCTTGTCGTGTCTTCTTTGGTTGGGATTCAATCATCGTTTGTCCCAATAGAGACTTTCGAATCTTTGCCATAATTTAATTCTCCTTATAAAGTGATTCTAATTGAGCTTGGTTTTGTAGATGTTGACGGTATTGCCTCAAATACTTATCACTACTTACATCAGTAATTAATGTCATCTTTGAAGAAAAGTCCTTTGATTGATCAACTTTAAATTGATTTGCCATTCGTACCTTAGATAACTCGGGTTTTCTCATGACCAACACGAATACGTGGATCACACCAAATCTCATATCCTGATTCAATTGCATCAAGACAGAAACTTACATCCTCTCCACACATATCCTGTACTGCACCACTCTCAAAAACTTGCATCTTCGGTGCAAACCATGGATATGTCATACCCTTATTCTCAAAAACACCCTTCTGAATCATCACCCATCCAAATCCAGTATAATCAACAGTAAATGGCTTCTTACGCTTACTAATACCATCTACCATCTCATGATTCATCACACCACCATTATTACGGAAATCATCTTCCTCTAACCAATGTGCGACAGAGGTTGTCCGACCATCTTCCGTCGAATACCAACCAGCACTAATAGGTCTCTCCGTACCATCAGCATCTAATGCTACATCACATAATTGCCAGAACTTCTCAGTGTTGAAAATAATATCACTATCAATCCATAACTGATAATCATACTGCAACTTACCATCCCATGGAATTTGGTCAGGCCCTCTCAATACATTTGCGCCGAGACACTTACATCGTGCGAAATTCACCATGCTTGAGTAATCTTGACTAATCTGTATACTCATCTGGTTTTGTACAAGATCAAAACATAACTGTACAAAATTTTTCATGAATGCATAACTACATCCCCTTCCAGGTAGACAAAAGACAATTGCCTTCCCTCTCATCCTTTCCTTAATTGCATCATAGTCCCACGATGCTGGTCCTTGCTCTTTTGCTTTAGGTGTTGATGCTTTGACTGTAAATCCTTTAGCCATGAGTTAGAAATCACTCCATTTCAACTTTCATTATACTTCGATATTTAGAACTTGTCAATAGGATTGTTCTTCATTTGATTGTAGTGGTCTTACTACTTCATACGACAGGTCTTCCGCTACGTAATCTGTCTTCATAAACCCCACCATCATATTCAAACATTCCCAATTCGTTGTAAATTTCTCCTTCGTTAAACATGGAAGAATACAACTATCCTTTAGATAAATGTGATAAACTTCTGAACTATTCATCCTTACAATACCTCCCGTTAATGTCTCTAGGCTTATCTCTGAGATTGGTATTCCTATCACACCACCTCAGATTGTCTACACAATTATTGAGCTTGTCTCTATCTATGTGGTCTACCTCTGTATACCCGTGAGGGTTATCTACCAGGGCCTCAGCGACCATCCTATGTACATACTCCTTCCTCTGATATAATGTCCTACCCTCGGTGTTTTTTATCGAGATATTTACAGAGGGATATTGCTTATTAGAAACTCCGGCACCCCCTCGGAGAAATGGTTTTACCTCCATAAATTTTTCCTCGGATTTTTTTACACCATCTCGAAATACATGGCCGGTTTCAGTGACATAATAACCGGGAACCTTTGTGGGATATAATTTTTCTACTAACATTTTTTTATTCGCAAAATATAACAAGGCCGATCGAGTGTCGTTGTAGGTTAGGCTTGCCAGCTTTTTCTTAAGGGGCCACTATGCGACCATAAGGATAACATCGAAAAACACAAAACACTGTCGTTATGTTATACTAACTGTCCCTCACTAATTATAACATAAGGACT